TACATTGAAGATAGCTGCAGAATTTGCAATATTAACAAGACTTACACCATCAACAAAAGTATCATCACTTATTGAAAAGATGAAAATCTATAATGGTGAAATTACTGAATCTATGAGAAAAGAAGATGTTGATGTTAAATCTCTTAGATCAGAGGGTAAGGCTCAAGATGAAGGAATGTCAGGTATTTCACCAAGATTTATTATAAACGCTTTAAATATAGCTCTTGGTATGAAAGAGGACAAAAAATGTATAAATCCTATTGATATTATAAGAGCATTAATGTCAAATTTTAATCATCATATAGGTATCAGTACAGAAGATAAAGATAGATATATTGGAATGATTACAAGTGGTAAAGATTCTGTAAGTTCTGAATATAAAGACATTGCCAAAAAAGAAGTTAATAAAGCATTTTTGGAAGCATATGAAGAACAAGCTCAGTCTTTATTTGACAATTATATCTTAAATGCAGAAGCGTTTTGTAAAAAAGATAAACTTATTGATTCAATAACAGGTGAATATAGTAATCCTGATGAAAAACTTATGCGACAAATTGAAGAATATATAGGAGTTCCTGTAAATTCTAAAAATACGTTTAGAAATGGTATCTTTGTATATAAAGCATCTAAACTTGAAAAAAATGAACCATTTACATTTAATGATTATGAACCATTAAAAGAAGCTATTGAAAAGAAATTAATATCAGACCTTAAAAATATAGTATCATTGACTATAGCTGATAAATCAAATGATAGTAAAAAAGTTAAAGCAAGACGAAAGAGTGCTATTAACAGACTTAAAAAGATGGGATATTGTGATGAATGTGCAAGTGTTCTTTTATCATTTGTCGGTGAAACAATTAGACGTGAGGGATAATTTTAAACAATTATGTAAACCACTTAACTTTGAGGATGCTATTAATAAAGGACAACTTTATAGAATAGCATTTTCAAAGGAAAATATAGATAAGTTAAAATTAATTTTAACTAAACTAAACAAAACTGTAAAAGAATTAAATTTAAAACCAACATGGAAATGTAAATGTGGTTGGAAATCAACATGGTATATAAATAAAAATAAATTAACATTAAATCAATATATACCATTACTTGTAACAGATATGACTTCAAAAAATATTAAATGGTATTGTCCAAATTGTAAAAAAATTAACAGAATAGTTTAAAGGTTATAAATTTGAAACTTATTGATAATATTAACAATTTTTTCAAAAAAAAATTCAGAATTGTTAATACAAATGATTTATTTAAAATTCAATCTAAAATGTGGTATGCCTCATGGGAAGATGAGGCATACCGTTTGAATGGTACTAATGTATTTAGTTTATATGAAAGTGATAGATGGCTTGATATTAGAGAAGTATATGAAAAATTATCTAACAATAGAATAACATATAATAAAGAGTAGGTATAATATGACAATAGTTCATCATGAAAATTGGGATTTATCAAATAAAGGAAAAAAGGATATTGAAAGACATCAACAAAAAATTGATAATGTCATTCGTAAAAATATTAAGAATGTTATAGGTGAAGAAACTATAATCACTAAAAGACATGGTAAAAAAATAAAAATTCCAATAAGAGGTCTTGAAGATTATAAGTTTATATATGGTTTTGATAATAAAAAATTAGGTGGTATAGGTCAAGGCAAAGGTAAAGAAGGTGATGTATTTAAAAAATATCCTGTTAATAATGGGCCTGGTAATATAGATGGCTCTGATTATATTGAAACAGAAATTGATATTAATTATATAATAGATTTAATGTTTGAGGATTTAGGATTACCATATATTGAAGAAAGAACTAAAATTGAGCAAGTAATTCCAAAAGGTTGGAAATTTAATTCTATAACTAAAACTGGTATTAAATCAAGAATACATAAACATAAAACATTAAAAGAATCAATTAAAAGAACTTTGATGTATGTTAAAGAAATTATTAGTGAAACTGGATGTACTGAAGATATTGCTAATAAAGCTCTTATACAATCTAAAGGTGATTTAGATAAAGCTATTAATATTGTTAATAATAATGAAGTGTGTGATGATATACAAGATATGATTTTTATTGAAGATGATGATTTAAGATATAAACAGATAGAAGAAGATGTTGAATATCATAGTAATGCAGTTGTTATCGCGATGATTGATACATCAGGGTCTATGGACATTAATAAAAAATATCTTGCTCGATCTATGTTGTTTTGGCTTACCGAATTTCTTAAAAAGACTTATAAACATGTTAATATTAAATTCATTACACATACAACTGATGCTAAGGTAGTTGATGAAGAAGTATTTTTTAAAAAAGGTGAATCGGGTGGGACTAACTGTCATACAGCATTTGATTTAGCTGACCATCTTATAGAAACTGAATTTCCTGTTAATGAATGGAATGTCTATTGCGTATATGTAGGTGATGGTGAAGATTGGGAATCTGAAAAAACAATAAATTCTGTTAATAAACTTCTTAACAGAAAAATAAATATGTTAGCTTATTGTGAAACCAATCCTGATGATATAGGTGGATATCCATCATATAGAACTTTATTAGATAGTTTTAGAAATCGTTTTAATTTCAAAATAAGAACTGAAAATGGTAATAATTATTATAAAAATGATAAAAAACATTTTTTGGCATGTAGGATTGATAAGAAAGAGGATATATATCCTTGTTTAAAACATATTTTATTTACAAAGGATCAATAATGAATAAATCAGATTTACATAGACTTATAAAAATAGAAGACCGTATTAAAGAAATTATGGTACAAAAAGGCTTAAAATTTGATGAAGTTGAATTTGATATTGTACCGCCAAAAAAGATGATTGAAATAATGGCGTATAATTCACCATCTAATATAAGTAACTGGAAATTTGGCAGAAATTATGAAAGACTTAAAACTATTTATGATAACGTATCATCACATAGTTTACCATATGAGGTTGTAATTAATTCAGATCCACACAGAGCATATTTGATGAATAACAATACTTTAGCAGTTCAAGCTCTTGTAATATCACATGTTTATGGGCATGTTAATTTTTTTACTGAAAATAATCTATTTAAAAATTCAAGGCGTGATATTATTAATATATTAAGTTCAGCCAATAAAAGATTTATAGAATATGAAAAACTTTATGGTACTGATGATATTGAAAAAATTATAGATGCTGGTCATGCCTTACAATTACACACTAATATTTTTGATAATGATGAAACAGAAGATGAAAAAAGACTTAGAATTTATAATCATCAAAAAAAAATGGATAGACCTATCAGCTCTGAATTTAGTGATATCATTATAGATGATAAACATAATAAATATAACATAGAAGCATATAATAACAAGTTATGGAAAAGTCTTAAAGCTATATCACCTGTTGAACCTACAGAAGATATTTTAAGATTTGTTATAGATAATTCAAAGATATTAGATGATTGGCAAAAAGATATTCTTGAAGTATTAAGAATAGAGGGTCAATACTATTGGCCTAATATAAAAACAAAATATATGAATGAAGGATATGCTGTATATACACATGAACAGATTATGGACCAATTATTTAGAGAAGGTCATTTAACAGCATCTGAACATGGTCAATATAATTATAGTAATTCACTTGTAAAAGCTTTTAATAGAGAAACCATAAATCCTTATCTTATTGGTTCTGTAATGTGGTATGATATAAAGGATAGATGGGATAAAGGTCGGTATGGCAGTGATTGGAATGAATGTGATAATGTAAAAGAAAGGGAATTATGGGACACCAAAGAAATGAATGGTGCTAAAAAAGTAGATGAAGTAATGCGATCATATATGGATTGGTTCTTTATGAATGAATTTTTAACACCAGATATTATTGATAAATCAGATTTATATGTATATGAAATAATTCAGAAAAATCATTCAGTTGAATATGTTAGGACGGGTTATACAATAGAAGAAGTACGGGAAATGATTATATCAAGTTTTGCTAATAAATCAATTCCAAAAATATCTATTATTGATAGTAATTATAATAAAAACGGTACTTTATTAATGAATCATAGTTTCAGTACCTTACCACTTAATAAAATATATGCTAAAGAAACAATGAAGCATATTAAAAATATTTGGGGTAGTGATATACATTTAAGAACAAAAAATTCAGACGGTACAAAAGATGTGTTTTTAAAAATATAGAGGAAAGTGGTAATTAGATCACAATATGCCCCTTAATAAGCACAAAATTACAGATTGCGGGGCCGGTAATTTAAATCCGTTTAATATGAGACCGGAAAGCTTATGCAGGATAGAACCTGCTTCCTCTATAATTTTTAAAAATATAACAAAACTTAAAATTTATCCTCTTATTATATAAATATAGTAGAGGATAAATTATGTCAATTAAATATAATGAATTTGTTAAAAAGCCATTAGAAGAATATCAATATTCTAAAAATGAATTATTAGAGCTTAGTTCATGCTCTGATAATATAAAAATTTTTTACAAATATGTTAAGATAGTCCATCCAGATAAAGGTCTTATAACCTTTAATCCCTATAATTTTCAGAAAAAAATCCTCAAAACTGTTGATCTTAATAGATTTACTGCTATATTATGCTCTCGCCAAGCCGGTAAAACTGTGGTAATGTCAGTTTATGCATTACATTATGCTATTTTTAACGCTGATAAGTATGTTGGTATCGTATCTAACAAACAAACATCTGCTATTGATATTTTATCCCGTATTAAAAGAATGTATGAAGAACTTCCTGTATGGATAAAACCTGGTGTAAAAGAATATAGTAAAACATTTATAGCGTTTGATAATGGTACTAAAATAACTGTATCAGCAACAAGTGCTGATGCTTTTAGAGGTAGAACACTTAACCTTTTAATTGCTGATGAATTAGCATTTGTTAGAAAGGGTATTGCAGAAGATTTTTGGGCTGCCAATTATCCTACTATATCAACATCTACTGAAGCAAAAATTATTATTATTAGTACACCGAATGGTATGTTCAATTTATTTCATAAACTTTATTCTGGTGCTGATAGAAAAGAAAACACATTTATACCACTGAAATTTACATGGAGAGATGTACCAGGTAGAGATAAAAAATGGGCTGATGAGCAATTAAGAAATTTAGGTGAAACTAAATTTAAACAAGAGCAAGAAGTTGAATTTTTGGGTAGTGTTAGAACTGTTATAGATACTAACATATTAGAATCATTATATAATATGACTTTTGAACCACTTCTAACTGATCTTGATGGTGCATTTAAGATACTTGAAAAACCAGAACTTAGTGCAACATATATTATTGGATGTGATGTAGCAAAAGGTACTGGTGAACATTCATCTACAATGCAAATATTAAAAGTACAGAGTGTTAAACCAGTTAAATGTAAACAAGTTGCTGTATTTGATAGTAATAGAATAGATGTTTATGGATTTTCAGATATTATTAATAGGACATCTTATTATTATAATAATGCTTATATCATGTGTGAAAATAATGCAGAAGGTGCTGCTGTAGTGAATAGATTATGGTGGGATTTTGAAAATAGTAATCTAGTCAATTCTGGAAGTAAACGAAAAGATCTTGGTATACGAGCATCAAGAGCTTCTAAACCAAAAGCTGTATTATTAATGAAAAGGCTTATAGAAGATGGTTCTATTGATATATTTGATATAGAAACTATAAATCAATTAGGAGCTTTTATTGAAAAAAATAAAAAGTATTTTGGTCAAGGATATCCTGATGATTTAGTATCTGGTCTTTATTGGGCATGCTATTTTTTTGAGATGAATATCTTAGAAGATGGTTTTGAATTAAGAAAAACAAAAAAAGAAGATGATGGGTGGGGAATACTATCTGATGTTGATACTAAAGAAGATTGGTCATGGGTTACTGATGGGTCTTCAATGGTTGGATAAATAAAGGAAATAAGATGATTAAAAAAGAATGGAAAGAACTAACAGGGATTACTAATACTTTAGCACATGATTTATCCCTTGATGAAAAAATTAACATTGAAGATATGACTTGTAACGAATTAAAAATATTATATAAACATGATAATGGATTATTATATAATAATGCTTTCTTTAATGATAATACTAATATAGGATATGTTAATCCTAAAAAAATAACTAAAAGTATTTTAACAGCTAATAATTTTGGTGGAAAAACATCTAAATGTAGAGTTAATTTTTATTATAACATGATACTTAAAAATAATATACTTGATGGTGATTGGGATATAAAAGATATTATTAATACACCATCAATCAGTTATAAAAATAAGGAAGTAATAGCTTTAGAAAAAAGTATAAAAGAAATAGGATATAAATCACAAAAAGAATTGGGTAAAAGTAATAGTGAAGTAGTTATAGCTATTGGTAGAAATGGTGAACTTTTACATGTTGATGGTATACATAGATTACGAGTTGCAATAAAATATAATATTGAAAGAATACCTGTGATAATTGTTTTACGACATAAAAACTGGATACCAATAAAAGATGATATAATAAAAAACATACATAATTTAAAACGATCTATACTATATCAACCTATAACACATCCGGAATTTTCTGAATTTAAATCAGCTTATGATCATTATAGATATGATGTTATAAAGAAAAATTTAACATTAAAAAAAGGAACTCTTTTAGATATTGGATCATGTTATGGGTATTTCTGTAATAGATTTGAAGAATCTGGATTTAATTGTACTGCTGTTGAAAATAATAGTACTTTTGCTTATATGATAAATAAATTAAAAAATATAAATCAAAATACATTTAATATTATTGATCAGTCATTATTTAGCATGAAAGAAAAAAAATTCGATATTGTTTTAGGATTAAATGTGTATCAACATTTTATGAAAGGAAAATCAAAAATGAAACAATTTATAAATTATATCAAAACCTTAAAGGTAAAAGAACATTTTATACAAGTTCCTGAATATTTAAAAATAGAAGATTCAGATGATATAATGTCATTAGATTTTATTACTATGATTATAAAATACGGTAATTTAAAAAACATGATTGAATTACCATCTAAAAGCAGAAAAATGTATAAATTATTCTAGAAATTAAATTATCATAATAAATAAGATAGAGGATTAATATGAAGAAAAGTGATCTAATAGAAAAAATAAAACGAAGATTAGGATATCCTATAGTAAAAATTGAGCTTGATGATATGCAAATAACTGACCATATTGATTATGCAAGGACTAAATTTATAAAATGGGCGGTTGGCCAAGCAACACAAGAATATTACTTTACACAAATGTTAATAGGTGGTCAAGAAGATTATGATATGCCTAGTGGTACTACAAGTATAATTGGTTATGATATATCATCTACTGGTGGTATAAACACTCTGTTTACTATGGAGAATTATCTTTATAATGCTGGTATGTTTAATAGCGTAATTAACGGTGATTCTGGATATAATTTAGTATCATATCATATTGCTAGAGATTTCTTAGATACTGTAAAAAGATATACTGTTGATGCTTATAATTTTAGATATAATCAATTTACTAATATATTAACAATAAATCCTATACCTCCTACAGGTAGTTCACTTACAGTAAGTGGTGTAACATATGATTCACCAGGTTTTATTCTTATTAGATCATATAAGACTGTTGGTGAAAATGCTGATTTATATGAAAATTTATGGGTACAGGATTATGTTACAGCTTTATGTAAAAAAACTTTAGGTATGATAAGAAGAAAATTTGCTAATTTCACAAGCATTGGTAATACAGGTATAGCACTTGATGGTGATAGCTTAATGTCAGAAGCTGATACAGCTATAGAAAAATTAGAAGAAGAATTGAGACTTGAAGAAACTTTTGAAGGAGGCGAAATTTTAATCGGATAATATTATGAGATTTATCAAATACTTACAAGAAAAATATACAGGAATAGATGGAAGTAGTAATAAATATTCTGTTTATGAAAATCCGACTCCTTTAGATTTTAAAATGGCTTTAGAAGAAAAACCTAAAGTAAAAAGTGTGAGATTTATGGCTGATATAGAATCTAAAAAAATTTGGATAGCAAATGGTAATACAATTCATTCGTGGATGTGGTATGGATGTGTTAAAAAAAATGCTAAAACTAAAAGAGGATATGATGGTCCTGAAATGTTATCAGGTGAAGCTGAAAAAATAGGTAATAAATGGTATATGATACGATCTGATAGTATAAAAGAAGATAGATCGGATGATGAAATTAAGGAATTATTTAGTTATAATTGGAAGTGGGTCAATAAATATATTATAGTAGATAATTGGATAAAAATTTTTAAAAAAGAAAGAGGCATATAAATGACAAGACAACCTTTTGGTGGACTTAATAAACCTGGATGGTCTTTACATGATTTACAAGGTAATCCAGAACATGGATTAATGGAATCATTAATATCAGAATATACAGATGTTTCAGGTATTGAAGTTAAATATTATATAAGATCTGCTGATGCTTCATATGATCCTTTGTATGGTGAAGATGATTCTATAGAATTTGATAGTTATAAAGAAACAAAAATATTATATGATATTGATCAAGAGCCTAGTATAATGACTGCTTTTGGTATTTATGGCGAAGATACTATAACAATACAAATGCCTAAATCTATATATTATAGAGATGTAAGCAAAACTGTAGAGCCTAGACCCGGTGATATTATTAATATTAAATGGAATAATAGAAATTTTGAGATAGCTAATGTGGATGATGATGATAAAGTATTTCAATTAAAAAGATTTATATGGTTGATGGTACTAAAACCTTACAGATTTTCAGAACAAAGTGATACTGCTTCAGAAATATCTTTATCCAAACCAGTTAGTGCATATGGTGATAATGAATGGCTTGAAGCACAAAGTGAAAAAATAGATGATTATGATGATGTAGATACTAGTATATATGGATTTTAAAAATTCTGAAAAAATATAAAAATTTACTTATTACTAATATTGTTATATAATAAAAGGAAAAATAATGAGATTTGAAAAATATATGATTGAACAAATGATAACAGGTGCTTTTTTTATTAGTCCAAAGGGTGAGTTAATAGGAGCTGGTGCTAAAAAACATATTAACATAATAATAGATGATCCTAAAAAATTTGGATATACTGATGAAAAAATAAAAAAAATATTTTTTAAATATAATGAAAAAATGGGTCAAGAGGGTAAAGCTAGAGAAGAAATCATACTTGACCTAATAAAAAAAGGTTGGATTCATTTAAGAAGACGACCTAACAAATACTGGATTATTAATGCAGATAGAATGACTAAAAAAGTAAGAGATGTTATATCCGACTGGTCAAAAAAAATACTAAAAGGTATAAAAGGTGTTAAAGAAGTTGATAAATATATGGATGTTAAAATAATGACTATGAATGGTCAATATAGCCGAAATTTAACAATAGATGATATAGCTAATAAATATGCTTTACAGGAATCAAAAGATAAAAAAATAGAACATAAAATTATAATATAAAAATGATTCATATATAAAACATAAAGATATGTTATGACTCATATATGAATCAAAATTAGGAGATATTATGAAAATTAATAAAAGAATTGATAAATATTTAAATGTTGAAAGATATAAAGTTGGTGATAATATATTTATTACATCTAAAATACATGGTTTAAAATCTAATCATAAAGGTGTTATTACTAAAATAGATGGTGAATATCATCTTGTATTACCAAAAGGACGTAAAAAAGGTGAAGAAGTTGAATTATATAGACATGAAATGAAAAAAGCATAATATTTAATCAAAAAAATAAATTCAAATTAGACTTGTTGACAGAATTCAACAAGTCTTTTTTATTCATAGGATCTAATAATATCTCAATCTTGGCTGTGAAATATTTTTTAATCATCTTATCATAATCTATCTGAACAATTTCATTAAATTCTTTTGGCCATCTTAAAAAAGAAACACTTTCAAAACCAAATGCATTTTTCTTTACATAAATTATTTTAGCTTTACTCTTATTATGTATATCCTCATATTTATCAACTATATCCAGATGCTTAAGCATTTCTCTGTAATTATAAACACCTTTAACATGCCAAGGTGTACCCTTTCTAGGACCAGTAGGTGATATATATTTATTGATATTATTAACACTTGTATTGACAGATATTTCTTCTGGA